ATATTCTTTATTTTGAGCCTCGATCACTCTGCCGCATATCGGGCAGTATTGTTGCCAAGGATTCATAAATTAGCCTCTATTTCCCGCACTTTCAGCGCCACCCATAACTCACGCCCGACATCGCAATATTTGTCTGCCGGTGCATGGCAGTTGGCGCACGACAACACATGATCTAAATGCGCGTGCCATTCAACATGGCCAGACATGATTCAACACCGCCAAATCCAGCGCCTGATACGCCGTGATGCCGAGCTTGTCCCGACTCCGAAACACACGCCACGGCTCAATGCCATATCGGCGGCAGTGGTTCGTCAGGCAGTCGACAACGCCGCAATACTCAAAATGGCGCGGATGTTGATGACTAATACCCAGTTTAGACAGTGCGCAGGTAACTGCAACATGCGTCACACCCAACTCCACAGCCATCGACGATATTTTTGTGTGCCTGGATTTCAGGTCTAGCAAAAACTCACGCTTGCTCATGCCAACGGCGGCAGCTTGACGTGCGATTGTCCCATTATTTTTCGACATTGCCAGCGTCCTCCACGTCAATTTGCAGGCTCGTTTTGACTTTGTTGGCAATGTACCGCTTCACGACAGCGCCGGGAACCTCGATCATTTTACGCAGCGTATAGTGCGATATGCCCGCAGCCCTTGCCGCCGGACGCATCCGCATAGCCGCAACGATACCATCCAGTTGTTGAGCCGCATGTGCCGTCACGGTCGCCGGTTGTGCCGCAATAAATGCGTTTAACAGTTTGGCCTGTTTTAGCCCGGTGCAGTAACTCATCATCGTGACGCGGGAATACGGCAAGCCCAAATCGCGGCAATGGTCGGTTAGTATCTGGAATTTCCCGTCATACCAAAACGCCAGCGCCGGATGCCAGTTCGCGCCATATTGCCGGATATATACCCAGATTGACGCAGGCGGCAACGACAACTCAGCAGCGACAGCTTCAAGTTTCTGCCCGCTCGCAAACAGTGATTCAAGCGCCTGCTTTGGTGTCATGCCCCGTTCGGCCGCGTACCGTTCCAGTTTATTTTTACGCATTATTTCGCCCTCGATTTTGAGGCTGGTTTCTGCATTGCGGCCTCATGCGACCATCCGCGATGAATCCGCAAACTGTACAGCCGCGCCGATACTCCATCGCCTGCGCCGGCCATGGCGCGGGTGGCAGTCAGGGCAGGCCGTCCAATGGTCTATAAACTCGGTCATGGAAAAATGCCGCTTGTGCTGTCCTGTGAGTTTAGCACTTGGCCTATGTCATGTTAGGCCAATGTGTTAATTAATCGACATCATGCGCTGATTGCTTAAAAAATAAGCAATCAGTTTTTGGAGGGATGGATGCTTTGCTGTTTTGGCGTTATTTATCAAAAAACATGTCTAAAAACGCTGAATTGTGCTGAATTGTGCTGAATTGTTGTCCTACAATCCTTGTTTGGTGTTGATTTATATGATGTTTTTTTGCTGAATTGCTGAATTGCTGAATTGCTCTGAGATATAGGAAAACAAGGCTCTAAAACACTCTATTTATAGACGTGACTATGACCACCTAGACCTAGAAGTGTTTCTGGAATATAAGTGTTTTTGCTCTCAGAAGAAAGGGAATTTAGAGGGTATTTGTAATTATTTGTTGCTTGGTAGTCTCTGATTTAGGGTATCTCAGGACAATTTAGCAATTTAGCAATTCAGCGGTTTTAATCCTTTAAAATCATACACTTGCAAAAATGACCCTAAAAAATTCAGAAACATTTCAGCAATTCAGCACATTTTCATTTATTTTTGAACAACTTTGTTCAAATATCAGTGTATTGCGGCATCCGTGCCGTATTTATCCGAACGTAGCAGGGTTTATGGTAGTGGTCAATGGGCCGCAAAGTACCGTTTGACGATGCGTTTGTTGGATGGATGAACGGACTCAACAGACCGGATAAGGCCAGCGGATAGCATGTTTTTCAGGATGGCTTTAATTTCCTGTTTTTCCATATCCCGAAACCGATTACAGATGACGCCGGACAGCATACCCTCCTGGCAATTGACCATTTGCAGGATTCTTCGCTGTATATTGGAGTGGTTTTTGTTGTGTAACGTGCTGATTCCTAATAACTTTATTGGAGACACGCCAACAGCTTGGACGGTAGCGGAATCAGCGGCATGGATAGCCTCATCATGGGACATGCCTGCCATTTTTGCAGTGGCCAGACAGTTTGCAAAGGTCACGCGCATGAGTTTTGAATCGAACGTGACGCCCCGGCGCGGGGCGTTTTGGGATTCCAACTCATTCAACCGGACAACAACGGCATGGCGGAGTTTGATGCTGTAGCCGGTTATCAGCGTATGCACCAAGTCACGGGTCAATGCGTACTCTGTTTGCTCACGGTTCATGGAGTCGAAATAGATGCGCTTAAAACTGAGCGCATCTAACCCAGAGATGTCCCCAGATTTGGGGACATCTATCCCCAGCTCGGCGAACATAATTTCACAATCGCGTTTCACATGGTCATGGCGCTTGCCGGTCAGTTCCGCAATTTCGCGGCTGGTCATGGTGTTAACAGCGTTAACGTGTAATGTCATGGTGTTCATGTTTTCGAACTCTGAAAACAAAAAAGCCAGCGGCGTGATCGGGTGGAAAAGGGCAAACAACTAACCCTACCGATGGCCATTGGCTTTTTTGTGTTGTCTATGTTTTGTCTATTCGTTTCCACACTAGCAGACGTGGAAATTATAGCACATTACGCTGCAAAGTACCTTTTCACCACCCGTTTATTCGATGGATGGATGGACTCCTCGACCCGTAGCATCCTTTTATCAATCATCTGGTCAAGCAACGCCTCCACCTGGGCTTTCGGAGTGCCGCGTAACCTTCCACAAATAACGCCCGCCAGCTCCCCGTGATCCTTTGACACAATAGACAATACACGCGCTGCCAAACCGTCTGCCGCTTGCTTGTTGTCCGTACCATAGGCCAGCATGATTTTCTGTTCAACGTCGCGTCTAGCGAGCGCATAGGCATACTGGACGTGCTCCAGTGTTCGCAGTCCGCCGGGTATGGCGCAAACCATGCTGATTTTGGATGTCAGCTCATAGCCACGGCGTGCAATGGCCTCCAGGCCAGTTGAGCCCTTGTGCTCCTCAGCCATCGCGTAAAACCGCTCATAGACCTCATTCATAGCCTCGGCAGCATCATCTGTGGTCGGCAGTGCAACCTGATCGCCTAGCTGCTGTATGCGCTCGCCGGTGCGTTCGCGCATGTCATAGTGACCATGGGCGTACAGATTGTGCAGGGCGTTAGCCAGTGCCTCAGGCATTGGTTTTTTTGCCCATTTCGATTTTCGTTTAGGGTTCGTCTCCAGATCGCTAAAAACCATCGCCCGCGCCAGAAAGCCGTTAGTGGCCTGCTCAAACGTCATCAGGTCGTTAAACGTCACGGGTGTCGTAAACCCAATCATGGTCAGATAGGGATTTTCCAAACCGTCATCAATCGTTTGCATTGCAGTCATCAAATGCTGTTTGACCTCCTCCATGCGTTCGCGGGCGGCATCCGTGCTACTGTCCTGTGCCAGACCCTCTATTTTTCGTTCGATCTGGGCATACTCCAAAATCAGCTTGGCCTTAATCTCCTCTTTCAGGTCGCCGGTAATTGGCAGGTAGCCCGCCGCTTTTGAATAGACCGACATCAGCAGGCCAACCACCCCCTCCAGATACGACGCGCCGCCGCGTTTGCTGGCGTTGTGCAGTTTGTGCAGGGTTATTCCCAGTTCGTCCACGCAGTAGAACGCGGCCTGGTGGCGGATCAGATTACGCATGACCTCCTGCTCAGATTTGAATCCACCATGGACGGCGGCCTGGACACCCGCTGCCTTCATGATGTTCAGGTATGACTGCAAAATCGCCTCTTTGCCGGTACTGGAACCGGCAACGCAGAATGCCATCAGATTCGGGGTCATGCCGTCCATGCTGTCGGTGTAACGCATACCAGCCAGCGATGACACGGCAGTCAATGCAGCGGCAACAGCCAGATTTTCGCGCGGATACAGACACTGGTCATTTATCCATTGCGCCAGCTCGCCCACAAAACCGGGGGGGCGGCGCACGTCGACCGGGCTATCTAGCGCGGATGCTGTTGTCATGCCGTCATCGGCGACCGGATCAGGATCAACATCGCCTAGCGTCCCGTCATAGACAAATGTCACCGGCTCACAATAGCCGCCCTCCCGCGCATAGTGCAACAGCGTTCCATAACCTGCCGGGTTAGCTGATTTTCCGAATGAATGCCAGTGTTTTTGTAGGTCGCCGGAGCCGTGATATTTAGCTCCTTTACTGCTCCAGTCGTCCCAAACATCAAATCCGCAACCGCTCATACAGTGATGCACAGCCATGCCAATGGTAATCCACTCGGCATAACCGCAGTTTGGATTGCAGTGATGCAGCAGCTCCCGAATATGCGCCTCGTCCACATCGACATCCGCGCCCTGGTTGCTGACGCGGTGGAATGCAGGCCTGGTTATCAGCGCCAAGAGTTCCGGCGGCGCATCTGCCGAGTCCTGTGGATACCCAGTGACAACCTCGTAGGTTGAGCCGCTGGCGTGCATACTGCCAGCGCCAACAACATACCCGCTCGTTTTAAAGTCAACGCCCTTGTACGATGGCAACGACTGGACAAATGCTTGACCGGTGGCGGCATCCGGCAAACGGAAATAGTGATGCTGGCTACCGCCACCACTGCCCGTATTGACGACAAAACCGCATTGCCTGATTGACGGTACATCAGCGCACAGTTGAGCAAAAGACGCCACGCCGCCATTACGGGCGTCCACATCGACAATTAGCCAGCCCCGGCACAACACGCCGAACCCGCTGTCAAAATGCCCCATTTCGTCAAAACACTCAATCTGTTCATCTGACCATTGGGGGACGCTCTGCCAGTTGCTCATAATCGGGTGTTTCAGGATTGCCTTGCACTCGGCATCTCCACAACCACAAACACCCCCCTGCGCCCCGTGCAAGCCAAACACCCGGAATCCCGCCTCTATATAGTCGTAAATCTCGCTAATCATAGTCACCCTCTCTATGGCCATTGGCCGTTATTGTGTCATGGGTCAGATGCCGTCAATATTGTCACGCTCAAAATACGCCGACAGCTTTTCCAGTGTCTTGTACCCGATATTCCGCTGGTCGGTATCGCGGATATAAAGCACCGTGTTGTAATGCAGACCGCACGCACTGGCGACCACCTCTAGCCGCCTGTCCTGGAGCAAATGGCGAATCTGTTTAATGGTCAAAATGCGCGGTTGTGATGGTGTGTTTGTGGCCATGTTATACCCCTATTAAATTTAACGACGTTTGGATGTTGACATACTACATTTTAAGGCATACATTAGCAATACACCGCAACGCGGATACCCTGAAAACCTAACACCTCCAATGGAGCAAAAACCATGTCCTACCTCGATCAAATCAAAAAAGCCACGCCACAAGCCCCGGTTATCACCATTGTCGGCTTTGCAGGTGCTGGCAAGTCCAGCCTTGCCGGTTTGTTTCCTGCACCGATCTTCATTCAGGCTGAAAACGCAACCAGCGTTTTCGAAACGCTACCGGAAGACCGTCAACCGGCATTCATGCCGCAACTCCCGCCATCCAGTGCGCAGCGCAACATTCGCACGAGTGATGTGTTGCTGGCGCAACTGCGTGAGTTGGCGACAGCAGAACACCCGTTCAAAACCGTGGTGATTGATACCGTCACGGCATTGAACTTGCTGTTTGAAGCCGAAGTAGTCGAGTTCGACGACAAGGGCGCGACCAACATTGGCGAGGCCGCTGGCGGATTCAACAAGGGGTTTTTGACTGTTGCCGGTCTGCACGCAAAACTGCGAAATGCCTGCGAGCACCTCCGCAAACGTGGAATCACTGTGGTTTTTCTGAGCCACACCGGCATTGTAAAAATGAAAAACCGGCCGGAGGCGGGCGAGTACACTGCCTACACCCTGGACATGCCAGAGAAAAGCCGGTCGATCTATGTCGGCAGCAGCGATGCGGTGCTGTACCTCAAAGCACGCGAGTTCATCGCAGGCCATGAGGAAAACCGCAAGGGCCAGACCACAAAATACGGGCGCGTCACCAACACCGGCGAGCGCGTACTGATCACTAGCAGCGACGGCACGATTGGCTACGTTGACGCCAAAAACCGTTACAGCCTGCCCGATGAGATCGACGTCAACAAGGGAGAAAACCCGCTGTTGGCGCTGATCCCGTTTTACCGTTAAGTCTTTACCACCCACACCCACGCGCCCACATTGGGCGCATAGGAGAGCATTATGTCATTTTGGCAACTCAATGATGGCACAACCGTCGATAACACCAATACCACGTTTGACGCTGGCGGCGGAAACCTTGACCCCATCCCGGACAACACGTCCTGTATCGCGGCGATTGAAGAAGCGAAATGGGACAGCTATGAAGGCGACAGCTTTATCAATCTGAAATGGCGCGTCATGCGTCCAGCGGCATATGCAAACCGGGTGCTGTTTCAGAAGCTGAAGGTCTACGGCACATCCAAGGACAAAGACCCGAAAGCCACGGCTGACAAAGCCAAGCGGATGCTGGCGGCGATTGACGCCAATTGCGGCGGCAAGCTCATGGCGCTGGGGCGTGACTTTGAAGATGCTGATCTCATGATCGCACTGGTCGGCAAGCCAATGGCAATCAAAGTGCAGGTCTGGCAGTTGGATGACAAGTCAAAATCCGGCAACTGGATTAGCGCAGTAGCACCGGCCAAGGCGCAAGCGCCCGTGGCACAAGCAAGCGCACCACAGGCAACAGCGCGTCCACAACAGCGCACTGTTACACCACCGCAAAACGTAGCACCTGTTTACGACCCGTTGGATGATGATTCAATACCTTTTAATTAAGGGGAGCTTTAGACCTCGTTAAAAACAAAGCACCTTAACCACAACGCAAGGCGCGTTAATGCGCCTTTTAGAGAGTATTTATAATGATTAAGTTAAATTTGACAGGTGAACAACTGGAAACGATTGAGGCCGCACTTGAAACATATTGCATAGTTTTGGGTGAACAAAACGACCCATATTTAGCTATGGCTGCTGACGCGCAAAAAGCCATTGTTAAAGTGCTTGATAGCAAACACCGATGTACTGTGCCTAATCTTCCAGAGTTACAGATTAAAACAAGTTCTTTTATGCCTGAGCATATAGAGCTTGAGTATGTAACTAATGGTTTTCAGGGCGGAGATGCAGGTCATGGGGGATATACAACGCTAACAATACGAGCCCCATCTACTTGTGCAACGGTTTCAGTAAATGGCAGCAAGCAAATAGAAATTGATGGCGGAAAAACGATAGAGATTACAGTTCGAGGTGACTGGGAATCTAGCGGCTTTGCTTATGCGTTTATTAAATTAGGTAAAAAACTTTTTAAAAAGACGCACCAATCTGATTAGCCAATCAACCACCAAAACGCGCCTACAACGTAGGCGCATAGGAGCAAGACAATGTCACAAGCACCACAACGCAGCCGCCAATGGCACGAAGCACGCAAAAGTAAAATCACAGGCAGTGTATCGGGCGCGATACTTGGCCTAAATCCGTACATGACACCCGATGCTGTTATGCGTCGCTTAGTCCGTGATTTTCACGGGCAAGAAAGCGAATTTACGGGCAATATCGCCACCGAGTACGGCCAAAATCACGAGCCTTTAGCATTGCTTGGCTACATCAACAAAACAGGTAATGCCGTTGATGAAGTCGGTTTTTTTGTTCACCCAGTGTATGACTGGCTTGGCGCAAGCCCTGACGGGATTGTCAATAATGAGACTGTTTTAGAGATTAAATGCCCGTTTAGCTTACGCAATGAGTTACGTCCACAATTCAAGAGCGTAGAATCACAACCGCACTATTACGCACAGTTACAGTTAGAAATGGCTTGCACAGGCAAAAAACAAGCGCACTTTTATCAATGGAATCAGTACGCTGATAGTTTAGAGATTGTCCCGTTTAATCAGCAATGGTTTAACGACAATCTGCCAAAACTTAAAGCGTTTTATGATGAGTTTTTAAAACAGATTAACAACCCTGCACACCTTGAGCCGCTTGTACAAATGATTGATACACGCGAGGCTATCATGCTCTTAGTTGAATATGACCAAGTGTGTGAAGCAATCGACAATGCCGAACAACGCAAAAAAGAGCTACTTGAGCAATTAGTTAAACTAGCAGACAACAAAAACGCCTTAATCCACGGGCGCAAGCTAACACAAATTAGCAAAGCAGGTGCAATCAGCTACGCTAAGGCTATCAAAGAGCTGCTACCAAATTCCGACTTGTCAAAATATCAGGGTAAGCCCTCAAGCTATTGGAAACTGGGGTGATGACATGCAATTACGCCCCTATCAGCAGGACGCGGTTGATGCGGCCATCCTATGGATGAAAAAAAGCACCGAACCGGCACTTCTGGAACTGGCCACCGGCGCGGGTAAATCCCTGATTGCTGCCGCCATCGCCCAGTGGATAGCCGCACGCGGAAAAAAAGTGTTGATTTTGCAGCCGTCAAAGGAGCTGACCGAGCAAAACGCGGCTAAATATCGCGCCAGCGGTCAGCAGTGCAGCGTGTTCAGCGCCAGTGCCGGGAGTAAATGCACCCGGCATGATGCGGTATATGCTACCCCAAAAAGCGTCGCCAACAGCATATCGCGGTTCGGCGATGCTTTCGGTGCGGTCATTGTGGATGAATGCCACATGACCACGCCCACCATACGCGACATCATCACCCATCTGCGCAGCAAAAACCCGCTATTACGTGTCATCGGCATGACCGCTACCCCGTACCGCATGGGGAGCGGCTATATCTACCAGTGCGACATGGCGGACGGCAAAAACATCATACTGGACGACGAAAAAACAACTGACCCCTACTACCATGCCCTGCTGTACCGAATTACCACCCGCGAGCTGATCGACATGGGCTTTTTAACTAATGCCCATGCTGACCCGTCAGCAGTTGCCTATGACACGTCAGAAATGCAGCTTAACAAAATGGGGCAGTTTGATACCGCCCAGATTGAGCGGGTATTTGAGGGACAGGGCAGGCTGACGTCCAGCATTGTCGCGGATGTTGTCGCGCACAGTGTCGGACGGCGCGGCGTCATGCTGTTTGCATCAACAGTACAACATGCCCGCGAAATCCTGGATAGCCTACCACCGATAACAAGCCGCATGATTGGCGGAGACGTCAACATGGCCAAAGCGGATCGTGAAAAGCTCATCAACGACTTCAAGGCCATGCGGTTTAAGCACTTGGTCAGCGTCGGCACATTGACAACCGGCTTTGACGCCCCGCATGTTGATGTAGTGGCCATCCTCCGAGCCACGGAGTCGGCGTCGCTGTTTCAGCAGATTATCGGGCGCGGACTGCGCTTGGCGGACGGCAAAAACGATTGTCTGGTACTGGACTATGCCCAGAACATCGAGCGCCACAAGCTGCAAAACGACCTGTTTACGCCAGAAATCAGGGCATACAAATCAACCAGCGGCGGAACGCTAGAGGTTGAGTGTCCCTATTGCCGGATGATCAATTTGTTCACGGCTCGCAAAAACCCGGACAAGTTTGAAATGGACTCCGAGGGCTATTTTGTGGATCTGGCAGGCAATCGGATTATCACCGAGAGCGGCCAGCCGTTACCCGCTCACATGGGGCGGCGCTGTCAGGGCTTTGTACCATCGCCGATTGAGCGCGGCAAACTGGACAGGTGCGAAAACCGCTGGTCATTCAAAAAGTGCGAGCAATGCGACCATGAAAACGACATCGCTGCCCGTTACTGCGAGAACAAGGGTTGTAAGGCGGAGCTGGTAGACCCTAACGAAAAATTGCGTGCAGAGTTCGCACTGGTCGCGGCTGACCCCCATGCCCTACGCACTGAGGAGGTACTGTTTTTTGACGTGCGTCGTGTTACCAGCCGTAACGGAAACGACATGATCCTGTGCGAGTACACCACGCCGACAGCATCATTCAAAACATGGAACATGCCGAACGAAAACAGCAAAAAGGCTATGGCACGGTGGATTGACCTGTGCATGACATGTATTGGATGGGAGATTCATGAAACTCACAGATTTATGTGGGAATACGAACATAAAAAACCAAAAACCGTCACCTTTCGCAAACAGCGAGATAGCGAGTTTTTTGAAGTCATCGCGCACAACAGATCATTGGAGCGCAGCAAATGAAAATCCCTGAATGGTTACGAGTCTTTGGTGATATGTCCTTTAGGGGGGAGTGCCCACGGGAGGATGCTGAGCTGATTACGTTTTTTAACGAATTGCAGAGACTACACCCCGCCCTGTACGCCGTGGCTATCCACCCCGACAACGAGGGACTGGTTATCGGCACTGGCCACCAGCTGCACGCACGCCAGAAGGCCAAGGGCGCGGTGCGTAAAGGCGCAGCGGACATTATCATCATCGGCAGCCCAGCGTTCGTGTGCGAACTTAAACGGCGCGATCATACCCTGTGCCGGTGGCAGGATGGACAGCTGGAGTTTTTACAGGCCAGCCTGGCTCGGGGTGCGTTTTCTTGTGTGTCTCTGGGATACGAAGCGGCGTTGGACGCGGTTAGAGAGTGGCAGGCGGGGGAAGCCCGCCCACTGTAATATCACGCCGCCTCCCGTTCAACATCATCCACAAGCCCACATTCTCTACAGGTTTTAGTCGGGTGATCGGTGTTGAAGTGCCAAACGAATTGGGCGGACATGCCGCAGTTGCTACAGATCGGAACGACCGGCAGCGGGCGCACGATGTTGGCCACGGCTTTTTTGAGGGTGCAGACTGGGCACGGTTTATTGTTCATATCATCACCCTCGCCACAACCATGACGCTGATGCAGTCAGGCAGATAGTCGTCATCCTCATGGATTTTGTTGTTAATGATCGGGGCTAGCTCCGACAGACGGAAACGGTCTTGCGTGGTGAATTTGAAGTGCTTTTTCTGTACTTCGCCGGTCGCCGGGTCTTGCGTTTTGGCGGTCGCTGTGACCTGCCAATAGCGCGGCCTTTCAGCCAACTGTTGCACGCGGCCTGACAGCTCCAGAAAGCCTTTCTCGGCGTATGTCTGGGCGTCGTAGCGAGCGAAATGTTTTGATGGTGTCAACATTACGCAGCCCTCCGCATTATCACTACTGCCTCGCTCAACGCTTTTTCTTCCTGCGTCACGTTCTTCTTCAAAAACCAGCCTTGCGGACTGCGGCCATCATTGTCGATCGGAAAGCCTTCATCTTTGAGGGTCTGCAGATACCGCTGCACCGTTCTCAATGTGACCTCTATGCCGTCTCTCTGCAGCTGCTCGGCCACCTCATGCGTGCCTATTTTGCGGCCAGCGTCGATTACGGCCATAAACACACGGATCAGCGTCATGGCCACGCGACCCTCCGGCACTCGCCGGGGTTGCTCTTGTTTGTGATTTGTCATATTCTTGAGTCCTCGATTGTGATGCGCTCTGCGCGTTACGACAGAAAACCCCGACCACGAATCGGGGTTTTTTGTTTTTTCCGTCCGCTACCGAACAGAGCGTTTTGCCCGGCTGCTGTAGAGTGCAAACTGGTCGGTTATTGGCAGCGAGTGAGGGAATCGAACCCCCATCCCCGGTTTTGGAGACCGGTGCTCTACCATTGAGCTAACAGGCTGCGTCGTAAGCGGCTTGCCCGCCAGCACATCGAATCGGCCGGATGATGAATCCGTCTAGGGTGGTGTATGACCCGCCTGCACATTCATCCCAATCAGATAGGCCAGCGTTCGAGCACCGTAACCTATCAGCTCCCGTCCATGGCGCATGTGCTATGCAATCCTACCTCACAGATTTTTCGAGTGCATCAATCATCCGTTTGTACGTGCTCAAACGCACATCTGAGCGTTCGCCACGACAAAGGCGGCTAATGATGTTCTGATGCACTTTTGCAGCGTCTGCTGCGCGTTCCTGGGTGTCGTATTTAACCACCAGTTCCCGCGCCAGCTCGCACACGTCTTTTAACTCAGTCATTTTTACCCCCGATGACCAAAGCATAAAGCATAAAAAAATAATGTCAATACTGTTGACATTATAAACAGTTGTGACATAATTGGTCTCATGCAGACGGCGTTGTCTGCGCACTGGAGAGTAAAAAATGACAATAAAATTTAGCGTTGAACAATGGTCAGAAACAACTGCTGGCCTGCTGACAGAAGCAAGCACATTCAACATCATCCACGAAACCGATGTAACCGAAACTCCGCTTGAAGTTCCGGCATGGGATTCTGCATCGGAAACCGTGACGCACAAAAAAACGGGCGTCATGTACAAGGCGTTTTCGCTGATTCACTACATTGGCGTCGTCGTTGAAGGCGAGCTGGAGATCGACATCACCAACATGGTAAGCCGCGACATGAAAGAACAAATTCAGGTTGTTATCGAACGACATGCTGAAATGCTGGCGATGGGGGAGTAACATGGAATTTATCATCCCCCTGCTGTTGTGCGCCATTGCTGGACTGACAGCAATGGTCATTCTGCAAGGCCGGGCGCATAAAGCGTACCGCGCCCAAATGGACGCGAAAATCAATTCGTTGCTCGCAGAATTGCGGGCTGCTAAAACCAAACTCATTCAGCGGAATGAAAGACTCGCCCGCTATCTGCGCGAGTCACACGCACACGAAGATGAATACAACGACCCGCTCGATTACGACGAGTGGGACAACTGCGATCCAGATTGTGAATTGTGAGGTGGATATGTTGGAAATCATCAAATGGCTCGCCAACGGCGAGACCGGCATGTCATCGAAAGCGATGGCGTTTACCGCGCTCGGCGTCAAATACAAGAACGCCTGCTACTACCCATACGACCCCGCCGACCTTAACCGGTGTCTGCTCTTGCTTGAAGCCGCACCTATCGTCCGCGAGTCAGGCTAATGAGCATCACATTCATCCCGGCGCACGGCTATTTCGTCGTGTTGCTGGCTCAACAAAAAAGCGCATGGGGAAAGACCATGCGCGAGGCTATAGAGAGTGTTTTGTTATGAACCGTTCTGAATCTATTGCGGCCATCAGCGCCGCAATCTAACCAACAGAATCGCCTGTATTGGGCTTTTCTGAGGCAGATCAGCGAACAGGCCATGATTGACGGCAAACGCTATTCAGACGAGTGCTGGCATGAAAACTATCGGTCAGCGAATTTGCTGACTATGTGACTAAAGTAACAGCCTACGCCGTTTCAGAGCTGGGCGTGATTTTTGAGTGAGGATAGAGAGATGCAAATTACAACTGAAACCATTACGCCGGAAATTGCGGCTGAGTATTTAAAGCATAATACCAATAACCGTAACATCAGGACGTCTCATGTTGAATACCTGTCAAATGCAATCAAACGCGGTGAATGGGTTCTGAGTCACCAAGGGATTGCGTTTGATAAGTCTGGAATTTTGGTTGATGGCCAGCATCGGCTACACGCTATTATCAAATCAGGGATACCGGTTCAGGTTTTAGTATCTCGAAACGTAAGTGATAATGTGTTTAAAGTCACTGACAAACAGGTAACGCGCACCTATGGCGATATTTTACACATCAGTGCGCACGAGGTTGCAGCGCTGAAATTGATTAGCGATATTCGTTTTGGTGCAAAAAATCATAGCGCGGATCAATTGGTGTTGATATTGAATACCGAGCTAGGTCGGCGATCTGCCTATTTTGCCAAAAATCATAATGGCGTCAAGATAGTCACTCGGTCTGGATATATTTTAGCGTTGGCTGTGAGGTCAATGATAGACCAGACAGATTACCCTCAAAAATTGCACAACGATCTACGATTAGGCGACTCGGAAAATCTTCCGCCAATTGGACATGCTTTTATAAAAATGATGCTGTCCAGGTCTTTGTCTGTGTCCGGGAGCTATACAACAAGGTGCGAGGATTTAGCACGCGGCCTAGTGTTGTTTGATAAAGCAAAAAGCCAAAACAAACTAGTCAAAGCAATGGATGTTGAGGCTGCAAAGAATATGGTTGTGCAGTATTTGGGCATTTAATTTTGAGGAAACAAAGTGATTTTTGCACACGAAGATGAATACAACGACCCGCTCGACCATGAGCTATGGGACGAGTGGGATAATTTAGACCCGGACGAGGTGTGAGATGAAACTGTCAGAAGCCGCGTTTTTGATAACGCACAATGATGATGTTCACGGCAAATATGAGTGTATTTGCGGTGCGGCTGACGATTTTCCAGAGTTGCTGGAAAAGGTAAAAATGGCAGTTCTGTGCGGCAAGGATGTTGAAATCTTGCCGCTTGATGAGGCTGTTTCTAAGTTCATGGGGAATTGACATGCAAAATGTTCTCGAATGGCTCGCCAACGGCGAGACCGGCATGTCATCTGAAACGATGGCGTTTATGGCGATTGGTGTTGTGAAGCGGGATCATTATTTCCCGCACGACCCAAGCGACTTTAACCGGTGTCTGCTCTTGCTTGAAGCCGCACCTATCGTCCGCGAGTCGTTTCCGAAAATCCGTGAACTGTCGCCGAAGTGGGCGGCAATTATCGACCACTGGGATGAATTGGAGCGGCTGTTTCTGGACGAGGCTGGGCGCGACTGGTCGAAAGCACAAAAAGCGCCGAAAACATATGAACGTATGCTGCAATTGAGGGGTGAAAAATGAAAAGCGTGCTTTTGAATAATGATGGTTATACGGTTGATGGGCAGTGGCGGCTGGTGAAAATACCAACTCCGACAACCGCCGCAGAAGATGATTTCAAACGGATGATCGCCAAAAGCCCTGCGCCGGAGCTTGGGGAGGCTGTGTTGTCTCATTATGTTAATAATGACAATGGAGAGGTTATACCAGCAGAGGATTTTTATGATTTACCTGTTTCTGTATGGACCCCGCTGTTTAAAGCCCCGCCAGCGCCTGCCGTGCCTGAAAAACGCATATCCGAGCTTGAGTCCGCTAACCAAGCGCTGCGGGCTGAACTGGATCGGGTCAAACAAAAGGCGATGGTTGACTATGACGAATACATTGCTGGTAATCGGAAAGACCGGGCTGATGCCGAGCGCTTAGCGCAGGCCATCAAAAGTGAGGCGCAATACTGCTTCCACTGGCGCGATGAATCCCTGAAAAAAGGTGATGCTGATCGGGCAAAACGCCATGAGGAGAGAGGACTGCGGTTGATGTCGCATATCGACGCGGCAAAGGGTGGAGTGGTTAAGCGGGGGTAACTACTAGCTTAACGTGCGCCACCCCGCACGTTTATAAGCCTAGCGAATGAATGATTTATATTTTTAATGCTTAGACAGTGGCTGGGGTGGTGTCACTGTTAAAGCGCGAGTTAGACCGTAGGGGCTTTGCGATGATTGATATTGACGATGTTATTGGTTGTGCAATTTTAGACCCAGAATATTATTTTGATGTTGAAGGTCATGCGCTAAAACTTGTTAATGAGCTTGAAGAACTTCAAAGAAAAGCTAACTTTAACTGCTACACAAAGATTAACTTTCTGAAAGATGCGAAGGTTAAGCACTGGTGCAAGATAGAAAAATACATCTGGCGTTCTTTGGGGTTTAAAATAAAAGAAATTAGGGCTTACAGAGACAGAGAATACGCAGAGTATATAAGCTGCATACGCTAGGTCTAACTACCATAATTCAGGTGCAAGTACCCACATTGTAAGCGTTTTCCGTCAAATTTGGCGAAAGATGCAAACAAAGA